TTGATGCTCCAGTGCTGAAGAAGGTATGGGGTGTTGTCATTCCAGACAACATGTTGGTGGATACATTGGTGATGTCACGCCTGTACAAGCCCGACATTGACATTGTTATTCCTGAGCAGGGCAAAGCCCCTAGTCCACACAGCCTAGAGGCATGGGGCTATCGCTTAGGCAGCTACAAGATTGGATTCACTGACTTCGATGGTGGATGGACACAAGAGATGGCTACCTACTGTGAACAGGATGTTCAACTTTTAGAAAAACTGTATGTTTTTCTGACAACAACAATGGTGAAGGAAGGGTTTTCCCTACAAAGCATTCAGCTTGAGCATGAGGTTGCCATCATCTGTCGTGGCATGGAAGACAACGGCTTCATGCTAGACATGGAGAAAGCTATGGTACTTAGTGCAACACTTAGTGGACGCATGTCTGACATTGAAGAGAGCATGCAGCAGGTGTTTCCTCCCATCGTAGAGCAACGCTTCTCTGAGAAGACAGGCAAGCAGCTCAAGGATAAGATTACCATTTTTAATCCCGGAAGTAGGCAGCAAATTGCTGAGCGATTGGCAGGGCTTGGTGTTGTCTTTACAAAGAAGACAGACAAGGGTAATGTCATTGTTGATGAAGCTGTGCTTGAGAAGATTGACTTACCAGAGGCTAAGCTGGTGGCAGAGTATTTAATGATACAGAAAAGAGTGGCACAGATAAGTAGTTGGCTTGAGCTAGTTGGTGATGATGGACGAGTGCATGGTAGGGTTACTACCAATGGAGCTGTCACTGGCAGAGCCACACACAGTAGTCCTAACATGGCACAGGTTCCTGCGGTGGGTAGTCCCTTTGGTGCTGAGTGTAGAGAAATGTGGCGTGTGCCTAAGGGATACAAGCAGGTAGGTGTTGACCTATCAGGCATTGAGCTGCGTTGCTTAGGCCACTACCTGAATGATCAAGAATGGATGGATGAGTTGCTTAAAGGTGACATCCACTGGTTTAATGCACAGAGCTTTGGCTTGGTGGAGAAGGGTACTACCAAGGACGATAACAATCCAGAGCACAAGAAGGCTAGGAATACCACAAAAACCCTGACATATGGGGTGTTGTATGGGGCAGGAGCTGCCAAGGCAGGATCGATTGTTGGTGGTAACAGCAGCAAAGGCAAGAAACTAATTGATAGTTTTATTAACAATACGCCCGGCCTGTCTGCCCTGAAGAAGAAGATATCTAGGCTGATGGCTAAGGGTCATCTCCCTGCACTGGATGGACGCAGGGTGTGGGTTAGATCTGAGCATGCTGCATTGAATACATTGCTACAAAGTGCAGGTGCTATCATTGCAAAACAATGGCTTATTGAATCAACAAAGCTGTTGCAAGAGAAGGAGATAGATGCTAAACTATTAGCGTTTGTTCATGACGAAACACAATGGGAAGTGAGAGAAGATCAGGCAGAGGAAGCAGCTAGGCTCATTGAGCAAGCAGCAACCAAAGCAGGTGAAGCTCTCAAGTTTAGATGTCCTGTTAATGCAGAGGGTAAGGTTGGTGACAACTGGAAACAGACGCATTGATAGGCGGTTGTTGGTCTGCCGTTCAGACCGTTTTCATATTGGAGAATATTATGAGTGAAGAAAAGAAAGCCATCAAGATTAAAGCTGATGTGTTCTGGTGTCAACACAATAAGGTGAATGACATGTCTGGTAAGTTTCAGCTTAACCTGTGTAACCTGTCTGACGCTGCTGTTGAAGCATTGGAAGACATGGGCATCAGTGTACAAACTGGCGAAGACAAGAAGGCTGACATGGGCAAGTACATCACTTGCAAATCAGAGAAGCCTATCCGTGTCTTTGACACAGACAATGATGAAATTACTGAAGCCATTGGCAACGGTAGTAAGGCTAAGGCTTTAGTGTCTAGCTATTCTTGGACATACAAGAACAAGAAGGGTGTTAGCCCTTCATTGAAGAAGCTGGTCATTACAGACTTGGTTGAGTATGCTGCTGCTAGCGGTATTAATGCAGATGATGAGGACGTATTATGAACTTGAACATTACACTAACTCTGGACCAATTGAACTTGGTACTGGCAGCACTTGCTAAGCTTCCTTTTGAAGCTGTTACAGACACCATTGCCGCTATCCGACAGCAAGGCACTGAACAACTTCAAGCGGCTGAGGCAGCAAAGACTGCTGAAGTAACAGAAGTAACAGAAGCTGCTTAATGAAAGCACTATTCGATAGCGATATATTCGCCTATCGTGCAGCATCCGCATGTGAGGACGAAGACGAAGCAACGGCACAGCGAACACTGGATCGTTTAATTGGTGATGTCCTCATGTGTGGTGTTGATAGCATCTACCCTGATTGCTTTGTAGATGATTGGCACATGTTCTTAACAGGTAAGAACAACTTCAGGTATCAGATAGCTACAACGGTTCCCTATAAAGGAAACAGAGTAGACAAGCCTAAGCCAAAGCATCTAGCTTTCCTTAGAAACTATTTGGTTAAGGAGTGGGGAGCCACCATCTCTGAAGGTGAGGAGGCTGATGACACCATCGCTATTGAAGCAACAAGACTTGGTGACGATTGTGTCATCGTGTCTTTAGACAAAGACTTAGATCAGATATGCGGATGGCATTACAACTTTGTAAAGCATAGTGGTTATTACATCACACCAGAGCAAGGCTTGGTTAAGCTGTATACACAGATGCTGACAGGTGATGCTGCTGATAACATCAAAGGATTGTTCCGTGTTGGTCCAGTGAAAGCAGCCAAAATAATTGGGGACACAACAGATGAACTTGAGCTATACAACAAAGTGTTGGAAGCTTATGAAGGTGATGCTGAGAGAGTGTTAGAGAATGCTCAGCTTCTTTTTCTACGAAGATATGAAGGACAGATATGGACTCCCCCACAAGTGTAAAACCAAACGACATTGCTCTCATCCTTCGCCCCACCATTGAAGATGGTAAATATACAAACAGCTTTCAGGTGCTAGTTAGTGGCTTTGGTCCTCTAACTATTAGCCGTGATGATGCAGACAACTTAATTGGCATGGCTATGATATTGGCATCAGTGATTCCACACATGGAACAAGACGCTGCACTGGCTGATAAGCTTGTTGAGTATTGTGGTAAATGCTTTGCTGATGTAGGCGACTTTGCTTACAACCCAGATCATGATAGCTTTGGTGATGGTAGTTTCTCTATTGATACAAAAACAGTTGGAGGTATGCAATGAATGTAGATGATACACTGGCAACAAGAGCCACTAGATATGGTAACTATAAAGAAGATGTCTCTAGAGTTTCTCAAGCATTGAAAGATGTTTTAAGATCTGGTGATGTATGGAAAGAGATGGATGATGATATGAAGGAAAGCCTTGATCTCATCTGTAACAAAATGTCTCGCATTGTTAATGGTGATCCTTGGTATCATGACTCATGGCATGACATCATTGGATATGCTAGACTAGTTGAAGAAAGAATTGAAAAGCTATGATCACAGTAGACATTAGTTTAAAAGTATTCTTTAAACCAGAAGACCTGCCTAATGTCTATCTGAATGAAGAAGTGTTGAGCGAGGTGATTATTGAGAACCTCACTGCCTCATTAGAACGCATGGACTCACATGAAATTGTGTTTCGTCATGTTGATGTTGAAGGACTAGAATGAAAGTTAATTCTGTAACTATCAGGGAGGCTAGCAATGGCTTTGTTGTTGAGCATGTGGCTGAGTCCGAATACGATAAATATCTTTCTGAGTTTGTTGCTCTGGATGTTGACGAAGCACTGGCAATAGCTAGAGATTTATTTGTGCATTACGATGCTGCTGACATGTCGCATTTAGTAGATACTCCAGTTGGCAGATAACAAAAAAAGAAATGGTGGTGAGTGGACTGACTCTAGGTTCAGAAGCTTTGTCACCTCTGCATTGAGAGCAGCCTCTAGGCGTTGGCCTCCTAAATATAAAGCACTCAAAGAAGCTTTTGTAGGAAGGAAGACTAACAAAAAGACGGGTAAGCTAGCGATGCATTACAAATGTGCCAAATGTAAGAAGCATTTTGTTGCTGCTGATGTACAGGTAGATCATATACTCCCAGTAGTATCACCAACAGAAGGCTTTGTTAGTTGGGACTTGTTCATTGATCGTATCTTTTGTGAGATAGAAAATCTACAAGTGTTGTGTAAGCCTTGCCACAAGGTGAAGACAGATGAAGAGAAAGCAGAAAGGAAAAAGAAATGAATGTAGAACTGTTAGATGAACATGACGATGGTAGTGCTACCTACCAATTTGATTTAACATGGGAAGAGCGTAACCTCTTGCTTAACTTAGGTATAATTACAGCCATCAAGAATGGCATTAATGAAGGAGCTAAATATGTCGGTGACACTAGTCTGGGCAACCCCGAATGCGGAACATCTGATAGCGTACATGGCGAGGGTGAGCAACCCAGAGAATCAGAACAACCCTGAGACAGCTCCTAAGCTGTTGAAGTATTTGATGGACAACAAACATTGGAGTCCATTTGAAATGGTCAATGTCTGTATGGAAATTGAAACCACCCGTGACATTGCCCGTCAAATCCTACGACACAGAAGCTTCAGCTTCCAAGAATTCTCACAGCGGTATGCCATTTCCTCACGCTATGAAACCAGTGAGGTAAGGCTACAAGACAATAAGAATAGACAGAACTCAATCCCTGTAGAAGACCGTGAACTCATCAAGGTATGGGAAGAGCTACAGACAGACGTTTTAATCGCTGCTAAGCGGTCCTATGAGGCTGCATTGGGCATGGGCATAGCCAAGGAAGTGGCTAGGAAAGTGTTGCCTGAAGGCATGACAACCAGTAGAATGTACATGAACGGTACATTGAGAAGCTGGCTGCACTATGTTGACATTCGTTGTGACAAAGCAACACAGAAAGAACATCGTGAAATAGCAGACCAATGTAAAGTAGTACTAACTAACTTAGTTCCATCCTTGTTTTAGTAGAGCAAGCAGTAGCCATCTAAGGTATAACTACCTTTCTTTTCACGGGAGCTTCGGC